GCTGGCAGACGGTGTAGGCAACGCTTTCCGCCTCAACTTCCTTGGTGTGTCGATCCTTCTTGTCTTCGGGTGCGGCTTTCTCATCCGGCTTGACGGCGTGGAGCTTGGCGTGGGCGATCTCGTGAATGGCGGTCTTGACCGTCTGGATTTCACTCATGCCCTCCTGAATGGCAATGCGGCTTTCAACCGGAGAGAAGAACCCCTTTGCGCCGCCCGGAATGTCCTCAAAGGAAATGGGGACGGGAGACTCCTGCTTGAGCGCATCGAAGAACGCCTCGTAGTTTTCGACGGTGCCTTTCAGCTCATCGACGATGATGTCCGGAAGCTCCTTGCCGTCTGTCTGGGAAACGTCGAAGACACTCACCACCTTGAAGGCGGGACGCAGGACCTCGACCGTTTCCGTGACAGCATTTCCGTCTGCGCCGATCACCGGTTTTTGCGTCACGGGGTCAATCTTCTCACGCTCTTCCTGCGTCTTGTACGGCGCGGGAGCAAGAATCTTGATGCCCTTTTCGCCCTTCATGACCTGACGGTCAAAGTTACGCTGCCACGAGGTATAACCGGCGACATAGGTTGCCTCCGGCTTCTGCATGGCAATGAGCAGCGTGTTGTTGAAGGAATAGTTGTAGAACTTGGACATCGTGCGGAGGTATTCCTTGAAACGCTCCGATTCAAACAATTCCTTGATACCCTGTTCCAGCTTGTCCGTAATCTCGCGGACTTGCTGGGCTTTTTTGTTTTCAGCCATTTACGACCTCCTTATCCTTGATTTTGGTTAGAAAAAAGCCCCGGCTGAGGATTGCTCATCAAACGAGCCTTGATCTCAGACGGGGTTTCTTTTCGCGTCAACCGACGATGGAAAACATTTTCTTCATGCTCCCATTCAATAATCCGGTCAAACATTTTCGGGTGATGAGTAATCATGTGGCGCAGCTCGGCATCGCTGGCATTGGGGCAGAACCAGCATCCGTTTCTCCGGCAGTGACCATAAATCGGAGAAAGCAGACCATGCTCTTCACAAAGTTTTCGCGCGTCAGCCTCGGTGTACCCATACTTGGCGAGAAGACTAACTTTGTTTGTACCGTCCAGCCGCGCAAGGCGTTTCGGCTCATCGGTGGCAATTCCAATATAGCTGACGGCATCAGGAGACAGAGACTTGTTGTACTTCCTCATGGGATTGGTTTTACACTCTCGGTTCGCAGCGCACATTCCAGCCCACGCAAAGCCTCGCTTTTCTCCCTCATGAGGTCCACGGACGATAATGTGATGAAAGATGTCATCATAGGTTTTCGGACCGTGAAGGATCGTGAATTTAACACCAAGTTCCTTTTCGCAGAACGGCTTGAGCCTATCATAGATGAAGTCTCGATGTTCCGGGACTTCTCCGGTAGTGTTCTGGTCGAACATCACCTCGCTGAACACAACTTCATCCAGCGGATCGCCATGCTGTGCAGCCAGTAGGATTGTTGCTACGCTGTCTTTGCCTCCACTGCAAGCGGCAATGTGCATCGGACGGCTCATCGGTCAAACTCCATCTTGAAGCTGACATACTTGCCGCCGGTATCATCCAGCCGGATGACAGCATCGTAGAGCTGCGGCTTTTTAGGCGTATAGAGTCCGGTCACTCTGCACCATCCCTTATCCAGTAGCTCTTTTGCAATCTTCTTTGTCAGCTTCTTTTTCTTGGAAGAGAAGAACTTGTTGTCTTCCCACAGACAGAAAGAACACGACTTGCTGGAACAATAGTAGTTGCCTTTGCCGACATAGACCGGAGATCCGCAGCGGGGACACTTGCCGATAACCTCTTTACCGCTTTCAAAACGGTTTGCCTCTGCGTCCGAGAGGAAAGGATAGGCTTTGATAAGAGATGTGGTCATATCCACGATTCCGGCAAGGAATTTATCTGCGTCTGCCTTGCCGCGCTCAATCTGCATCAGCGTATTTTCCCATTCGGCGGTCATGGTAGGCGATGTGATCTGCTCCGGCAGGACAGCCACGAGATTGATACCATCCTTTGTCGGCACGAGAGACTTTCCTTTACGCTCGGCAAAACCGGAACGGACCAGCTTTTCGATGATCCCGGCGCGGGTGGCAGGAGTGCCAAGCCCTTTCTTTTCGGTGTCATCCTCAAAGTCTTCGTTTCCGGCAGTCTCCATAGCCGACAGGAGAGTATCTTCTGTAAAGGCTTTGGGAGGGCTTGTGAAGTGTTCCGTCACGCTGGCAGATACAGAATGGATTATGTCGTTTTCTTTGAAGCTGGGAATGGCTTTCTCATCATCAGCCGCTTCCTTGTCTTTGAGGGAGTTCTTGAAACGCTGCTCAATGGCTTTCCAGCCGTCCTGAACAACCGTCTTGCCCTTGGCTTTGAACGCATACCCTTCACAGGAGAGCGCCACGGATGTTTCGTCATAGATGTGCTTTTCTCCGGTGGCGCACAGAAGCCGCATAGAAACAAGGCGAATGACCTTCTGCTCAGATTCCGGCAGCTCGGAGATGTTCTGCTTTTCAAGCTGGACGGTGGGAATAATGGCATGGTGGTCAGCAACCTTAGCGTTATTGGTGATCCGCTTGATGTCAGGCGTATGCGTCAAGCCGCTAAAAATCGACACTTTCCGACAGACCATCTCAATCACCTGACGGGCAGTAGCCTCCATGTCATCGGTGATGAACTGACTGTCCGTGCGCGGATAGGTCAGGAGCTTCTTTTCGTAGAGCGTCTGGACGAGATCGAGCGTCTGCTGGGCAGTGAAGCCGTAATAGCGGTTTGCCTCGCGCTGCAAGGTGGTCAGGTCGTAGAGCCTCGGAGGATTGACCGTCTTAGTCTCCTTTTTGAGAGAAGAAACGACGGCTTGCTTTTTATCGCAAGCCGCCGCAATCGCATTCGCTTCATCTTCGGTTTTGATCTTCTCCATATCAGCCGTCAGACCGTCGGCATGAATATGGGCATTGAAGTATTTCTCTTTCTTGAAGGTGCTGATCTTACCGTCACGCTCAACCAGCATGGCAAGCGTCGGTGTCTGCACTCGACCAACTACCAGCTTCTTGTTGTAGAGAGTGGTAAACAGCCGTGTGCCGTTTATGCCGACAATCCAGTCAGCCTTGGAACGGCTCAGAGCCGCTTCATATAGACGGTCATATTCTTTGCTGTCTTTCAGGTGATTGAAGCCCTCTCGGATGGCAGCGTCCTCAAGAGAGCTGATCCACAGCCGCTTGAACGGCTTTGTGCATCCGGCTTTGTTGTAGACAAGCCGAAAAATCAGCTCGCCCTCGCGTCCGGCATCCGTCGCACAGACAAGCTCGGTGACGCGCTTGTCTGTCATAAGATCACGCAGGATTCTGAACTGTTGCGCCTTGTCCTTTGGGACCTCAAAACACCACTGCTCCGGGACAATGGGCAGATCGTCATATCTCCACTTGGCATAGCGTTCATCGTAGGAGCTTGCATCCGCAAGCCCCACCAGATGACCGACGCACCATGAGACAATGTAGTTGTTTCCTTCCATGTAGCCGTCCTTACGGGATGTTGCTCCCAACACCTTTCCAATAGACTGAGCTACACTCGGCTTTTCAGCGATCACTAAAATCAATCGTCTTCCTCCGTTTCCTCATCATCGGCAATTTCAGGCTCTCTGTCTTCGTTGATATAAGGCTCTTCCTCATAACCCTCATCATCAAAGAAGTCCATATCATCATCCTTCTGCTTTTTGCCCTTGATGAACTTGAAGTAGTAATAAGCCGCACCGCCGATACCGGCAATGGCAACAATGGCAATGATCATGCCCATATTGGAAGACTGCTTCGGCTCTTCTGTGACGGGAGGCTCATCTTCCGTAGGCGTTTCAGGGACAGGCTCGGTGCCGGTACATTCACTCATGTTGGTCTTGCAGACAGGGCAATCGGTATTCACATCACCGACTACGCATTTGTCATCGCAAATACAGGTTTTCAGCTCGTTCGCATCCTCATCATCCAGAAGGCCGAAGAGGTCACGGTCATCCACGACATTCAGGAAATAGGTTTTATACTGTTCCTCTTCCTCATTGATGGGCGCATCGTAGTCAATGACAATGTAGAAAGTGTTGCCGTTTTTGGTTTGGACGGTAATGAACTGCTTGTTCGTTGCCTTATCATAGAGCAGATCACGGGTGTAGGCGTTGCCCTCATCGTCGATAGGCTCTCCATCAGAAGGCTTCTCGATGGAAGCGGTAGGCTCAGGCTGAGGCGTTTCCTCCGGCTGTGTTGCCTCGGTAACAGGCAAGTTCTGGTCGGTGTCATCCGCGTAGGCAAATGCCGTCATAGAAAAGCTGCCCACCAGCAAAATGCAGACGGTCAGCATAGTGATCAGGCGAAATCCTCTTTTCTTACTCATCAGCAGATACCTCCGTAGTGTCTTCGTTCTTGGTGGACTTACCGTCCTTCATGGTGGAAAGGAAAGCCATGATCTGATCCTTGTCCATGACCATTGCACGGACGGTGTTCACGATCTCAAGGTTTTCCAGCTCCGTCTTCTTGTCATACAGCTCTTTAAGCTGCTCCTGAAGGTCCTCAACCTTCTTTTCAGTCTTTGCGATGTCCGCACAGACCTTCTGATACTTGGGATTCATAGAAAAATCTCCTTTCGTTTAATAGTTGGGTCTTCCAAAGGCATAGAAATGAGACTGCCAATAAGAAGAGTTGATGGATGTGTACTGGATGGGATCGCCGCAGTGAAGCATGACTCCATCACCCACATAAATGCCGACATGAGAAACGCCCGGTGTGTCATAGGTTCCCTGAAAGAAGATGAGATCACCCGGCTGCGCATTCGCCTTTGAAACCGGTGTGCAGACATTGTAAAGCCCTTGCGCACCGAGCCGTCCGGTATTGACAAGTCCGCTGTTTGTCAGCACATAGGAGACAAAACCGGAGCAGTCAAAGGATGTGTCGGGATTGGAGCCGCCCCAGACATAGGGATAATTCAGATATTTCTCAGCCTCTTCGATAAGTGTTGCAAACTTGGCATCGGAGAGATATGCCGGATTGACGGTGTACTCATCCGGCGGATTTGTGATGTACTTGCCCACATAATCGGAATTGGGAAACAGATCCTCTCGGTTGCCAAGTCCCGACATATAGGTTGCGTACATGGAAAGCTCATCCTGAGACATGATGTAGACCGGAACATGGGAAAGATTGAAGTTTTCCAGCGTCACATAGCAGATATAGTAGTCATAAGGAACGCGGTAGGTTTCCGTATGGGTATTGCCGTCTGCATCCGTCCATGTGTCGGTTTCTGTCCGGTATCGGGTTTCGACGATGACCTCTTCGGTAAGGATATACTGTTTATCGAACAGCATTTGAAGTGTCCCCTGTACCTCGTCCAGCGTGAACTCGCCCTCGTGAAGAGCAGAGAGGATGGAGATCAGAACATAGGGATCATGCTCGATGTCATCCAGATCGAAGTGATACTCGTCATAGTCGTGAGTGCTTTCGTAGGTGTCGAGCTTGCGCTGCAACTCTGCCTCCATGCGGCAATACTGTTCCTCCGCACCCAACATCGCATCATCCTCACTGAGATAGGACGAAGCAATCGCGGATGAAGTAGTAGAACTGAACATCGCTGTGCATGAGCTGACACCGGCAGCAAGCAGTACAAGGATCATCACGCCTAAACCGATCCAGACAAAGACCTTCTTGTTTTCTGTGAAGAACTCCTTGATCTTATCCGCTGCTTTCTCCGAAAACTTCTTGCCGGTGTTCTTGGTGGCAGCATTGGAGGCGGTCTGAGAACCGGCTTTTCGAGCCGCAGCATATTCCTTCTTGATGTTCTGCTTCTGATAATGCTTGTTCATGTTGCGCTGATTTTTCATCTCAGGATGTTCCTGCTGGGTTTTCTCATAGTGTAGCTTTGCGTCGGCAACCTGAGCCTCGTGTTCCAGTTTGGACACCTTCTCGTAAGGCTTATTAGCGCTTTTCTGCTGATGATGGCTGTAATGCCTTATTGCCGCTTCTGCCACAATTTCGGAACGGTGCGCCGCCTCAACCGCTGAGTTTTCCTGCTCAACCTCATGGATTTTGCCGTGAATGCCGGAGGCAAGCGTATCACCGACCTTGCGGACGGTTTTATCTGTCTCAAACTTCAACTTGCTTTGTCCCTTGGGCTTTTTCAGTTCATCTTCAAAGGACAAACGGGTTGTGGCTTTGCCTTTTTCCTCATCGAAGACACGCTCTTTTTTGAGAACTTTATGCGTAGGCAGCTTCTCACGGGCGGCATCCAAACGCTCGTGTGCCTTTTCTGCTTTGCGCTCCAATTTCTGAACTCTTGGAGAAGACGGCTCTGCATCCGACTTTGGGGCATTTGTAGCGGTTTCAGCCGCTTTGGACAGCACATCATCGGCATCTGCATTTTGAACTGCCGCCGTTTTCCTGAGCTTGTGGGTGACAACCGTTTCGGCAATTACCGCACCGGTATGGGAAGTGCTGCTGTGTGGCTCTGAAAAAGGCGGCTTTAGCGGTGTTTCTGACACTGGCATAGTTTCGTGTGCGTTCTGGGGTGGATTTTCTGGCTTTTTCTCTTCTGAGACAGGCGTTTCGGAAGTCGGCTGAGTGCCGGTATCATCCTTATGTTCCTCACGAAACTGACGCTGTTGTCGGCGCATTCGCACCTTTTTCTGCTCTTCCGCAGAAAGCCCACCGGAAAGCTCAGACTCTTCAATGGGCTTCACAAGCTCGGCATCTTTCAATCGCCCGGAAATACTTTTGCTTGTGCCTTCGGTCAGATTTTCTTCTACCGCGCCGTCGCGGGTCATCTTCATAACCACCTTGTCACGGGCTTTTAGCTCCGGTTCCTTCGGCATCAAATCTCACCTCCGATCCGCTGATAGGCAAGCTCGGTAAACTCAGGATTCAGCTCAATCCCGACATAGTGCCGCCCCATGTTCTTTGCGACCATCGCCGTTGTCCCGCTGCCTAAGAACGGATCAAGGACAATGCCGTCTTCGGGACATCCGGCAAGCAGACAGGTTTCAACCAGCTTCGGAGGGTAAGCGGCATAATGACCACCCTTGAACGGAACGGTATTGATCGTCCACACATCTCGTTTATTCCTCAGCGGATTGATCTCGGCATCTGTGATCTCGCCATGCCCACGGGGGCGGTTGATGGTTTGCACATGAGCCTGACCGGGAATTGCTTTCCCGAACTTGTTGCCGCCCTTCATGCCGCGCTTGAGTCGTTCAGCAGTAGCCGGTGCAATCGGCTCAGAGATTGCCTTGTAGTCAAAATGATATTTCCGAGACTTAGAGAACAGAAAGATATGCTCATAACAACGGGCACAGCGATCTTTCACGCTTTCAGGCATTGGGTTTTCCTTCATCCAGATGATGTCGTTTCTCAGATACCAGCCGGAGTCACGGAGGGAAAATGCCAGCATCCACGGAATGCCAATCATGTCTTTGGGCTTGCAGCCCTCAACCTTGTGGTTGAGAGCTACCGCCTGACCGTTTCTGCCGTTGGGGTTCTTCGGGTCAACATAGCCGCCCTGATTGCTTTTTCCGGCATAGGTGTCCGAGATGTTCAGCCAGAGCGTACCGTCAGGACGCAGAACGCGCCTGACTTCGGTAAAAACTTCGGTCAGGCGCGAGATGTATTCTTTGGGCGTTGTCTCTCTGCCAATCTGCCCATCCATGCCATAATCACGCAAGGCGTAATATGGAGGGGATGTCACGCAGCAGTGGACGCTCTCATCTGGCAGCGTCTTCAGGACTTCGAGACAGTCACCGGTATAAATGGTGTCGAGTTGTATAGCTATTTACCTCCTATCTTTAGAAGTTGTTGGAGCAGATTGATTAGTCGGAGAAATACTCATCCGGCTCGTAATCGTCCTCATCCTCTTCGTCTACACGGTCTGCCCAGCGGTCGAAGATTTCTTCGGCTTCCTTAGCAGCCTCACGGTAGAGGCTCAGGCGGTTCTTCTCGTAGGCTGCAAAGGCAGGAATAAACTTGCCGAACTCACAGATTGCCTTCGCATCCTGTGTGCGCATATCCGCAACACACTGGATGATTTCAGACATAGTGAGCAGATCGTCGATCATCAGATCATACTCTTCCTTGGGGAGGGAGACGCTTTCAGCATCCTCGGTATCAGCGAAGGGAGTGTCCTCGTCACACTGAGCGCACTTGGCGACATCTACCACAAAGGGCAGCGCCAGCATATCCACAGATACTTTGGTCATAATCCGGCGCGTTTCCTTGACCTTTTCGTCAATAGCCTCCCTCACATGGAGGTAAGCGCGGTGGTGCTTCTTGAGGTCACTCTCCTGACGGATCAAATCGGTCAGTTCCCACAGAGCCTTGAAGAGCGCGGTGGTGTTCTCTGCGTACTCGATAGCGACTGCGTAGGGCATGGTAATCATCTTGTTGTTCATATTCAAATCTCCTTAATTCTGTAAAGTTTCTTCGGGTTTGGTGGTCATGATGCGATAGAGCATCGTGTCCTTCGGGAAGTTGTCCTTAAACGGGACGATGGTAGAGCCGTAGAAGATCAAGCCTTCACCGGCGTTGGAATTGGTGATGTAGTTCTGCTGGCTTGGGGAGATATTCAATGCGGAGCTGAGAATCTTTCTGTCACCGGAAGCCTGATTCAGAAGATACACAAAATCAGAGTTCTCGAAGATGTTCTCGACTTCACGGGAAGCCAAAAGGTCTTTCACATTCTGGGTAATTCCGGTGGGGATGCCGCCCCATTTTCTGAATCTCTTCCAGATTTCTACGCTGTACGCCGCAGTCTGCTCTTCCTTCAACAGAAGATGGAACTCGTCCATGTAGTACCTTGTGGACTTGTGCTGGGCGCGGTTGATGGTCACTCTGTTCCACACCTGATCCTGAACGATAAGCATTCCGAGCTTTTTAAGCTGCTTGCCCAGCTCCTTGATGTCATAGCAGACGAAACGGTTGTTGACATCCACATTGGTTCTGTGATTGAAGACATTCAAACTGCCGTGAACATAGATTTCCAGAGCTGTTGCGATGCGCTGCGCTTCCGGCTCTTTCTGGTCGCGGAGAATGTTGTAGAGATCTTCCAGAATGGGCATCTTCTCCGGCACGGGATCGGAGAGGTAATCCTGATAGACCATGCGGACACTTCGGTCAATGATGGTTTTCTCAACCGGCTGCAAGCCGTCCTTGCCGCCTACAATCAGCTCACACATCGAAAGAATGAAGTCGGATTTCAGCGTCAGCGGGTTTTCCTCTTCGGAGTAGTTGACATTGATGTCCAGCGGATTGATATAGTCCGTGCTGATCGGAGAGATACGGATGACCTGACCGCCGAGCTTCTGCACCAGCGGATAATACTCAGCTTCGGGATCGCAGACGATGATGTCATCCTCTGTGATGAGGAAGGCATTCGTCATCTCTCTTTTTGCCGAGAAGGACTTGCCGCTGCCGGGAGTACCGAGGATCAGCCCGTTGGGGTTTTTCAGCCGCTTTCTATCCACCATGATCATGTTGTTGGAAAGCGCATTCAGTCCGTAGTACAGAGCTTCGCCGCCCTGAAACAACTCCTGCGTGGTGAACGGAACAAAGATCGCCGTAGAAGAGGTAGTCAGTCCACGCTCAATCTCAATCTGGTTCAGACCGATGGGCAGAGAGGACATCAGCCCTTCTTCCTGCTGAAAGTCCAGCCGCTTGAGTGCGCAGTTGTATTTCTGAGCGATGGATGCGGTCTGAAAAATGGCACTTTCGAGCTTCTGGCGGGTAGCAGCCGCGTTCATCAGGATGATGGTCACAAGGAACATTCGCTCATTTCTCGTTTGGAGATCCTGCAACAGACGCTTGGCTTCACCGCCGTAGGTTGCCAGATCGGAGGGGATGATTTCCATATCGTAGCCGGAACGGACTGCCTTTTTCTGCTCTTCGATCTTCATCTTATCGAGGTCTGTGATCTTCGACTTGATGCTCTTGATTGCCTTCGCCTGATCAATCGTGCGGATATGAAAATTGACCGTAATGTTGCTGTCCATCTCAAGGAAGTCGGCAAGCATACGGTCATTCAGCTCCGGGGCAAGGATTTGGAGGAAGCTCACTGCACCGATGGTTCTGCCCATCTTGAAGCACTTGCCTTCACGGAAATCAAAGGAAGTGGGTGCAATAAAGTCCTTGGTAGAAAGCCCCGTTCTGGCTACCATGTCATAGGAAAATCGGAACGGCTCATGCGTGTCCATGTTGAACACATCATGCAGCACTTTCAGCCTTTCGTAGCCGGACAGCGGCTCAGTCTCCACACCGAGAGTTTTGAAATTGTTGAGAATATCCGTTTCGATACGATCCAGCTTTGCTTTTGCGGTACGAATGGAGTCAGCCTCCACACCGAAGGTGATGTACTTACGCTTGAGCAAACCGTTGTTGCCTTTGGTGAGCTGATCTTGGAGCATATCGGAATATTCCTTGCGGATGTCATTGAACGCATCCTGTTGTTCGGGAATGGTGATCTGTTTTCTGAACTCTCTGATGTCGGCTTTCTGGTTGATAAAAGAGAGCTGAACAAAGATGGAGCTGTCAAAGTAGTTCAGAAAGTCACACCAGTTCTCGAAGATGGCTGTCTTGTCCTCGTTCTGGGCAAGCTGATAGTTGATGTCGTTATACCGGATAGTTTTGGTATAGAGACGGCTGTTGACCTTGCAGATGCCGTCTTTGCACATCTCCACATAGGGGATCGTCTGCTGCGCGGACTTGGGAATTTTCTTTGCTTTCCTGTCTTTTTTCTTCTGCATGACGATCCGCTTCTTTTCCTGCGCGGAAAGCGCATCGCCGTAGACCTGACCGTTTTTCACGATCTGTTTCGGCTTATTTGCCTTTTGGGATTTGTTTGCCAATCTGCAATTCCTCCTGTTCTTTGATTTGCCGCTGGATGGCGGCATATAAATTGTTGGTGCGGTATGGACGCACCTTGTCGCGCAAAAACATGGATTTCACAACATGACCGAGGATTTTCTCAGCCGGTTGACCGTCCTTCTCATACAGAGCAAAGAAGATAAACGGAAGCATGATCACGACCATGAGCATTGCAGCCGTAGACAGTGCCACATACGGTTTTGCAATAAAGAAAACCGGCACACCGACTGCCGCTGCCAAAGCGAAGCAGATAATCTGCCGCTTAGTCAGATTGAACATGACCTTGGTTTTTACGCGGTTAAGATCCTTCGGGACCGGTACAAATGCCATTTGTAGCCTCCTTTCCGAGTGTGATGCTGCACTCTACTTCGTTGCCCCACACATCCCATCCATCGGGAGACTGACGCGCGAAAAGTTCAATGCGGGGGAGATCGCCCATGAGTTGAATGATGCGGTCACGGGTTTCGTCTGGCTTTTTTGAATGCTGCTCAATGTGGCTCATGATGACCTGATGTACGCCGGTGTGCGCCCGTTTGGGATGTCCCTTGGTTGCCAGGATGCACAGCTCGGCATTGGCTCGTGTCCAATAGCCCATGCCCCAGAAGAGGCTATCGCTGATACGGTTTTGCTTCACCCAAACAAAAGCAACGGTCTTGTAGGTAAAGCCCCATGCTTCAAGGACTTGAAATGCCTCCTGCAAGCACGGAAATGTCACCCACATAAACAGCGTACAGTCTTTTGCGGCAAGCTCACTCACTGGCAAAGCCATGATGTCTTCGAGCCTCATTGTTGGATAATGGCTTTCTGCCGAACGCCCTTGACCTTTCTTGGAGTAGGTCCGATACGACCAAGGAGGGTCGGCATAGATGATGTTGTATTTCTTCATTCTGCTGACCTCCTTAGTGCGCATGGAAGATGGATTTTGCGAGGCTGCCCGTCTTGAACAGCGAGAAGCACAGAATGACTGTGTACGCCGCAACCGAGAAGAGAGCCGAGTGAATATTTGCGGCAATGATCATGTTGTTGATCAGCACAGCATAGATGCCGACGCAAATCATGATGAGGAAGCCTTGGAAAGCCAGAGCGAACAGGCTCTTGAGGTAGTTCGTTCCAATGCTGCCCCATTCGCGGTTGCTCATCGTTGCGATGGGGATTGGTGCAACGCTGACGGTGCAATAAATCTCAATCATTCTGCCGTAGAGGATGACCGTAATGAGAATGGACATGATTTTGAGGCACAGACTGATAACCAGTGTTTCGATGGACAGTCCGAGCAGTTCTCCGATGCTCATTGCCTCCATGCCTGTTCGCATTGCGTCAAGGGTTGCTTGAATGTCGATGTTGGTAGTGCCATGAATAAAACCGGCTGCACCGGCAACCACATTCTGTCCGATGTCGAATACTGCCAGCACAATATCAAAGGTGTTGGTCACAAGGTAGATCGCCACAGCCGCTTTGAAGAACCACTTGAAGAACATCCATGTGTCCATGTCGTGCAAGTTGTTCTTTTCGGTGATCATGGTGATCAGCTCATAACACAAGACAAAGGTAATGATGATACCAGCGATGGGGACTATCACATTCTCGGATAGTCCCCGAATCATCTGGTAAATGCTGCTGTTCCAAGTGGACGGAGTTTGTCCGACCTCTCCGGCAATCGTGCCGACCTTGGTATTGACATCGGTGAACATATTGGTCAGGTTGCTTTCGATCCAGCCGATCAGCAAGTCCTTAATCGCTTGTTCGAGTTTTTCTAAGATACTGCCCAATATTCCACCACCTTTCGGTTAAGCTGGGCTTGCTTGATTAGAACAGGGTGGACAGCAAGGGAATGAGCGTAGTGCCAATGAGAACGACGCCACCGCCAGCCATGAGCTGCTTGATGCCCTGCGACTTTGCACCCGGATTATCGTTGCCGTAGCCTTCCATCAGGTTGACCACGCCCCACACTGCCAGACCGGCACCGAGGGCAATAACGAGCGTCTGCAGAACCGTAACCGCCTGATTGATAAATGCCATAAGATATTTCCTCCTGATTTTTCTATGTGTTTTGATTTGTTAAAGTGAAGGGAGGGCGCATTTCACGCCCTCCCTTGAGTGGATTGCTGACTGCTGATCAGAACAGCGTAGAGAGCAGAGGGATCAGAGTCGTGCCGATGAGAACCACACCACCGCCAGCCATGAGCTGCTTGATGCCCTGCGACTTTGCGCCCGGATTATCGTTGCCGTAGCCTTCCATCAGGTTGACAACACCCCACACTGCCAGACCGGCACCGAGGGCGATAACGAGCGTCTGCAGAACCGTAACTGCCTGATTGATAAATGCCATAAGAAATTTCCTCCTTGAAAATCATGAAATCATGAAAGTTTGGTTTGTGTATTGGAAAATGGGCATAAAAAAAGAAGCCCCGTCATTGTTCTGCTTCAGGCAAATGCCCATGCGCAGTGCATGACGGGGCTTCATTCCGCTTCGATCTCGCCCATATCATAGAGATCAAAGGTTTCGTTTGGCTTGATGACCAGCTTGTGTTGCCGATATTTTTCAATGTCAAAGGCGTTCCGCTTGTCAGAGTCGGACAGGAATTTGTATTTTGGATGCTTCGTTATATCAAACTTATCACTGAGAAAAGGTCTAACGCCTCTAAGCTGCAAAATACATTTGCCGCCGTCCATGACAGCAAGTTCATCCTGAGACATCAATTCCTTACCGACCTTCTGATAGTTCAAGCCGTAGGAATTGTTGTTGGATCGGGTTTCTGAGGTGTTGTATAGATCAATCGTCTCTTTCCCAAGCACCTCGCTGATTTCCTTGAGCGTCGATTTTTCTTTTCCTCCGAGAAAGATCATGCTGTCGCAGTTGCCAGTGATGGTATCAGCCGCATCTTTGTAGATGGTCTTGAGCTGAGACTGGGACTGCAAAATGATTGCAGCGGAGATTTCCCGGCTTCGGATGGTAGCTATGAGCTTATCGAACTTCGGAATTTGACCGATGTTCGCAAACTCATCGAGCAGACAACGGACATGAACAGGAAGTCTGCCGTTGTAGACATCATCTGCCTTGTCACAAAGCAGATTGAACATCTGGGAGTACATAATTGCCACGATGAAATTGAAGGTGTCATCTGTATCGGAGATGATTACGAACAGAGCCGTTTTCCTGTCTCCGAGTGTGTCCAGCTCCATCTCATCATAGCTCATCAGCTCACGGAGTTCCGCGATGTCAAATGGGGCAAGCCGTGCGCCGCAGGAAATCAAGATCGACTTGGCTGTTTTGCCAGCCGCCAGCTTGTATTTGCGGTATTGCTTCACAGCAAAGTGATCCGGGTCACGGGCTTCCAGCTCATCGAACATGATGTCTACGGGATTTTTGAAGGACTCATCGTCTTCTCTGGCTTCGGAGGCGTTGATCATTTCGAGCAAGGTAGTAAAGTTTTTCTCGTGATCTGGTGCTTCGTACCAGATGTAGCCGATGAGGGCTGTGTAGTACAGCTTTTCTGCCTTCACCCAGAAATCCTCGCCGGACTTATCGCCATCTCCCTTCGTATTGACGATGATCGTATTGACCAGTTTGAGGATGTCCTTCTCTGAGCGGATATAACTGAACGGGTTGTAGTGCATGGATTTTCGGAAGTTGATGGTGTTCAGCGACTTGATGATATAGCCGTTGCGTTCCAGCATTTTTCCGGTTTCGACCAAAAGAGTTCCTTTCGGATCGGTGACAATGAAGCTGACCGGATAGAGCTTGGAGGTACACTGCATCAGGTTTGGTTTGACAAAAAAGCGCGTCTTACCTGAGCCGGAACCGCCGATGACCATGATGTTTTTATTCCGGGCGTACTTCGCTTGCTTCGGTCTGCTGTTCATGGTCAAAGCCTCTGTCTGAGTGAGAATGACATTGTTGTCAAAGTCCTCATCCATATAGGGCTTTATGTCTTCCGGCTTGCCCCAACGGGCAGAGCCGTATTCAACGCCTTGCCGGAACTTTTTACGGTTCTTTCCTTTCACATAGACCGCAAGTTTGAGTAAAGCTCCTGCCGCAACACCGATGAGAAGATCCACCGGATGAAAGCTGGGCAAGGGATTAGCAAACGCACTACCGAAATTGGCAAAGCCAGCCGTGAGCTTCTCGATCATCTCCGTTCCGGGTGCCAGTCGAAAAACGGAGGCGATCTTATCTACGAAGTAGAACGCGAATACATACGGGAGGTTTAGAAGGACAAGGCGTTTTGCGTCGAGTTTCTTGTTCACAGCTCCACGCCCCGATCCTTCGTTTTGATCTTGACTTTCTCTTTGTGCTGCGCCTGTGCCTGTTCACGGCTGCGAGAAAGTTTCTGTCTGAGCGAAGGTCTTTCGCTCTGCTTGACGGTTTTTGCGGAAAACTCCTTGAACGCCTGAGTCATAACATCCACATCCCGACCTTTGAAGAAAACAAGGTATCGGGGAGGCTGCTCTGAGGTGTCCTTCTTGAGCGCATAGTCAATCCCGTATTTGTTGGCTGTACGCTGAAAGGACTTAATGTTTCCGTCCGTCACTTCGATGTTGTTGATGGCGGCATTCTGCTGAGCAAGGTGCTTGATGGACTGCTTACCTCGGTAGGTCTTTGGCTGACGGGCTTGCTTCTGAGCCTTTTCAATTTCCTCGACGAACTTCTTGAGTGCCTTTTCCAGCACCTCGGCAGTGATCTTGCCGCCCTTGATGGCGATGGCAATTACTTTGGTATTTACTTCGTCCTGCATTGCGGATTAAAACCTCCTTCCTGAGAGAATTACGGGGGGGAGTGCTGCCATACTAAGGCGGCACACATACATGATGGATTTTGAAGTACACTCTTTCACCTCCTGCTGATTTAGGCTTACCAGCCTTTTGTTCCTTGATCGCCGTAGAGATCATGATTAACCAACGCGGAATAGTAATTGTCTATCGTAGCCGGTGCGTTATAGAGTGCCGTCAGCATATAGGCTCTGATGTTCCGAATATCCGATGGACTTTTCCGCATTGCGTCGAAGACATAATCAATATGGCTGCTGTTCAGTTTCAAGAGACGGGATTTGACAACCTCCTTCGGCATATCTGTATTGTTGACACGGAGCGTTGGACTTGTAGAGCAGATGGCATCCAGCATGACTTCGATAATTTCATTCACGCGGTCAATGTCATACCGGCTGTCCTGAGATAAAATATCTACCTCCAAGTTCTCTCGAATAATCTCTTCATAACGCTCTCTTTCATCCATCCCATCCATCCCATCAGGATTGATAGATTGATATTTACTAAGTGAGTCATTTCTTTTTTTAGG